GCGTATGCGCACGCCGCGCTCGGTGGTGGGCATGCCGGGGAGGTTGCACAATTCTGTCGCATTGAACCACTCACGTTGGTTTGTGCTCATGGTTGCTCCGTGGATTGGTTTTGTTGTCGGGGATGCCCGGAACGTCGGGCATTAAATTGGCGGCGATGCGCCGGATCTGATCGAGGCGGGACTGGTCGCGCACGCGGCGGGTCTCGATGCCCCACGCGGTGCGCGCGATTCGTTGCAGGCCGAGGCGCAGCTCCACCGTCGGCAGCGGGTCGAGCAGATCGGCGAGGCCGCGGAGTAGCGAGGCGAGGCGGGGGCGCCAGGTCACTGGTTCCACCCCACCCGCTCTATGCCGGCGGCCTTGGCGATGCGCTCACCGATCGCGCGCCCCTTCGGACCGCGCCAGCCTCCGAGCAAGGCATTGGTCGCGTTCGCGCGGTGAATATCGTGTTTTTTGCACCAGGCGTGGAGCGTCGTGCCGCGCATGACAAACCCGGCCCGGATGGCCTTGAGCAGTTCCGGCCCTGGTTTTAGCTCGTTATCTTTTGCCCCTGGTTCCGCCATCGGATACGATTGTGCGACTTGTCTAAGTCCAGAGTAAACAAAATGATTACTTTTATCAAGGGGGGTTCGCGCGATGCTTACTCAGCCAAAAATGGACAAAAGGGGGGCCAAAAAGGCCCAGGCTGACGAGCGGATACAGCGCCTTCGCGGTATCTACGGGGCCGCCAACAACGCGGCCTTGGCCCGCGAATTGGGTGTCAAAAAGATGACAGTCAGCTCATGGCGCAAGCGCGGCGTTCCCGATTCCGTATGCGTGCAGGTGGCGAAAGACAAAGGGGTGTCTCTGGATTGGTTGCTGTACGGAATTGAGGCAGCGAGCGCGGCGGCGGACGAGAAGGGGAGCTACAACACTAATAGAGGTGCGGGCGCGATGAACAGGGACGAGCAGCGCGACTGGGTTGCAGCATTGGACCAGCTCTCACCTGAAGCACGCGCCCGCTTAAGGGCGGTTGTTGATTCGTTGGCTTCAGCGGCCCGAACGAAGAAACCCACCGGATAGCGGAGGAACCAATTCATGAAGCTTATAGTCTTTGCGGTGCTAGGTGTCGTGATGCTGACCGTCGGCGCCTTGTTCATTAACCTTTATCCGCGCTTCGACACGCTCGCTTTCGCTCTAGGAGTCGGGCTGGTTTTCGGGGGCGCGTTGCTGGCTGTCGGCTGTGTGCTGCGCCTGGTCATTCGCCAAAGGTCCGACTCGCTTTAATGCTGGCCTTCGCTTTCCCGTAACCCTTCACCAGACGCCGCCGCGCGCGCGCCCGTAACCTATGGCGCGTGCGAACCATCGATAAGCTCCTGCCGGTCGAGTGCTACTCCACAGCGCGCGAGTGGCGCCGCCCGCGCGCGCTCCTCAAGGTCCGCTTCATCGTCCAGCACTCCTTCTCCGCCATGTACGTGCGGCCCGAGGCGCCGTACAACCTCGAGTACTGCTGGCAGCTCTTCCACGATTTAAACTTCGAGCCGGAAGATCGGAAGTTCGCGATCTACAGCGGGCCGCGCGTTCCGGCGTCGACGCACTTCCTGATCGATCGGCACGGCGCGGCCTATCTGCTCGTTCCGCTCGAGTACCAGGCGTGGCACGCCGGCACGTCGGAGTGGCGCGGCGTGCGGCATCTCAACGCGTGGTCGATCGCAATCGAGAACCTCGGCCAATACGGCGAGCCGTACACCGACGAGCAATACCGCACGAACGCGGGCATCTGCGCGGAGCTGATGGCGATGCACGGTCTCGGGTCCGGGGACATCGTCGGTCACGAGCAGGTCGCAATGCCGCGCGGGCGCAAGAAAGATCCGGGGCCGACGTTCGAGTGGCATAAGCTGCAGCGCTACATCACATCACCGGAAGCGACGCCGATGCAACGGTATATTCCTGATGTGGGCCACTGATGGATGCCGTGCCGAAACTGTGCGACGCGCGCGGCAAGAAAAGCAAGACGCTCTTCTTCGTCGCGGTGAGCTGGGCCGTGCTGACGATGAAATTCATCGTCGCCGGCGTCGATCTCGGGCCGCTCGGCGTGCAGTCGGTAATCACCGCGACCGAGTTCGGCATGGCGTTCGCCGCGATCCTGGCCGTGTGGGTCGGGCGCGAGTACGGCGAGAAAGGGGTATTCGGTCCGCGCGCGCTCTCAGTACCACATCAGTACGGCGCGCCCGCCCGGCGCCCGCCGCGGGGACACGGCTCATGACGCGCCTGCTCGCCGGCCTCGTCGCGGTTCTGACGCTCGTCGCCGGCTTCTTTCGGCTGCGCTCCCAGCAGCACAAGGCCGAGTCGCAGCGCGACCGGCAGCGCGCCGCGGTGGCCGAAGGCGCGGCCGCGACGCACCGGCGCGCGACCAAGACGCGCCGCAAAACCCAGGACCGCCACCGCCAGGAGGACCGCGATGCGAAGCGTAAGCATACTGCTCGCCGCCGCGATCATCTCGACAACGATTGGTAGCGGCTGCGCCGGCACCCAGGTGCGCTACGTCGCGGAGCCGATCCCGCTGCCCGCACACCCGGTGCTGCCGCGCATCACCGAAGAGGAAGCGAACGAGATCCGCGGCGACGTGTGGCGCAAGATCGAAGAGCGCGATCGCAAGCGGCGGCAATACGCCGAGGAGCTCGAGGCAGAGATCTGCGCCACCTGGCCGCCGGGTGAGTGCCCGGCCACACACTGAGGATCGGCCGATGCGAATACATCTTTTTCCCGCTCTGGTCGTTGTCGGTCTGCTTGCTGGCTGCGTTGCTCATTCTCCACTTCGCCCGCTCGATAGCGACGGAGGAGATCGCGGGCTTATCGAGGCGCTGTGGCAGGCGGGGTGCGACCCGGGGGTATACGAGCGCACCCCGCGCGGCACGGTGCGGGTAATCTGCAAGTAGATGGACTACGCCGACCGGGCGCAGGCGCGCGAGCAGGCGTTTCTCGCGCTGGCGTTGGAGAGCAGAGCGCGGCCGCCGGCGGAGCGGCCGCTGCTCGTTAAGCGCCGGCGCTGATGCATCGACTGCGAAGCGCCGCTCAGCAAAGCGCGGCTCAAAGTGAACCCGGACGCCGCGCGCTGCGTGGAGTGCCAGGCCGAAAAAGAGCGACAGGACCGGAGGATGAACTGATGGACTACGTGCCGATGAAGTTCTGGTTCGACGTGGTGCAGACGCTGGCGATGGGCGCCATTAGCATCTGGATCTGGATCGCGACGCGCGCGGCCGCGCGCAAGGCCGAGGTCGACGGGCAGATATCGGGCCTGGCAAACCGCGTCACGGTAACGGAGCAGAAAATCAAAGCCGCCCCGGACCACGATGACCTGCACGAGATTTATAAGAGCATCGAGGACACCAACAAAACACTGAACACGCTGCTCGGGGAGTTCCAGGCCGTGCGCCGCTCGCTCGAGCTGATCAACCAGTACCTGCTGACGCAGAAGAAAAAATGAGCTACGCCGATATCCTCACCGCCGACCGCCGCCTGGTGATCCTGCAGGCGCTCAGCACGATGGCCGACTACACCACGAACGAGGTCGTGCTCAGCGGCTGGCTCGGCCAGCACGGGCATAAGGTCTCGCGCGACCTGCTGCGCAACGACCTCGCGTGGCTCGACGAGCAGGGCCTCATCGTGCCGCAGCAGGTGCAGGGCGTCTGGATCGTCACGCTCGGCGCGCGCGGCTACGACGTCGCCCAGGGCGCCGCCCAGGTGCCGGGTGTCGCGCGCCCGCGCCCGCATTAGGGAACATGCCCCGCCGATCCAAAGTCTTCGGCCTCGACCAGGAAACGCGCGACGAGCTGAACGCACGCCTGGTCGCGTCCGGCTTCGCGGGTTACGAGGCGCTCGCCCAGTGGCTGGAGGGGCGCGGCTACAAGCTCTCGAAGAGCGCGCTGCACCGCTACGGCGGCGACCTGCAGGCCGACTTCGATTCGGCGATGTCGGACGTGAGGCGCACTACCGATCTCGCGCGCGCCTATGTCGCCGGCGACGCCGACGAGCAGGCGTCGCTCGTCGACGCCACGGCGCGCATCGCGCAGGAGACGCTGCTGCGCATATCGATCGAGCTGCGCAAGGCCGAGCTCGAGCCCGAAAAAGTCGCCGCGCACATGTCGAAGGTGGCGCGCGCGCTCGCGGACCTCGGGCGCGTCAGCATCGCGCAGAAGAAGTGGGCGCAGGAATTGCGCCGCAAAACCCTTGAAGCCGCCGCGCAGAACGTCGAGAGCGAAGCCAAGCGCCAGGGTGCGAGCGCCACTACCATCGACGCCCTGCGCGCCGCGATCATGCAGGAGATGGGTGCATGAGCGGCGCCCTACTGTTACCGTATCAGCAGCGATGGATCGCCGACGATTCGGCGGTGAAGCTAATCGAGAAGAGCCGGCGCATCGGCCTGTCATACGCCGAGGCGTCCGACTCGGTGTTGCACGCGGCGGATGCCAAGCGCGGCGCGAACGTCTACTACATCTCCTACGACAAGGAGATGACCGCCGGCTTCATCCAGGACTGCGCGATGTGGGCACGCGCGTTCCACGCCGCCGCCGGCGAGATCGGCGAGCAGATTCTCACGCGCGAGGACGGTCGCGACATCCACATCTACGATATCCCGTTCGGCAGCGGCTATCACATCAAGACGTTCAGTTCGAACCCGCGCAACCTGCGCAGCAAAGGCCGGCCGCGCGAGCGCCTGATCATCGATGAAGCCGCCTTCATCGACGATCTCGACGAAGTGCTCAAGGCGGCGCTGGCGATCACGATGTGGGGCGGTTGCGTGCGCATCGTCAGTACCCACAATGGCGATGAAAATCCTTTCAACGGATTGATCCAGGACGCGCGCGCCGGGCGCAACGATTACTCGGTGCACCGCGTCACCCTGGACGACGCGTTGGCCGAGGGCTTGTTCCGGCGCATCTGCGAGGTGACCGGAAAGACCTGGAGCGCCGCGGCCGAAGCGTCCTGGCGCGAGGCGCTGATCCGGCGCTACCGCCCGAACGAGGACGAGGAGTTGTTTTGTGTGCCCTCATACGGCGGCGGCGCGTACCTGCCGCGCGCGCTGGTGGAGGCGTGCATGGCCGACGGGGCACTGCTGCGATTCGACGGCAGCCGCTCGTTCAACTTGGCGCCGGAGGCGGTGCGCCGCGCCGAGATCGAGGACTGGATACGCGACGTCCTCGCGCCCGAGCTAGCGCGCCTCGACAAGCGCCGGCGCCACGTCTTCGGCATGGACTTCGCGCGCTCCGGCGACATGACCGATATCGTCCCGCTCGAAATGGGCGCCGATCTGCGCAAGCGCTGGCCGTTCCTGGTCGAGCTGCACAACGTGCCGTACCGCCAGCAAGCGCAGGTGATGCTCGCCGTCGGCCGCGGTCTGCCGCGCTTCGCCGGCTGCGCGATCGACGCCGGCGGCAACGGCGGTTACGTCGCCGAAGAGGCGCGCGACGCCTGGGGCTCGCTCCTGGTCGACGAGATCCACTTCACCGAGCAGTGGTATCGCGACGAGTTCCCGCGCTACAAGGCGAGCCTCGAGGACCGTCTTACGACGATCGTTCGTCACGACGACGTGCTCGAGGACCACCGCGCGGTGCGGCTCGTGCGCGGCGTGCCGCGCGTCCCCGAAGGCAAGACCGACAAAAAGGGCGAACGTCACGGCGACAGCGCAATCGCCGGACTGCTGGCCGATTTCCGCTCGCGCCTGGACGTCGCGCCGATCGAGTTCCAGTCGACCGGCCGGCGGCTCGCGGCGGAGGCGATCGACGCCGTGCCCGGGCGCGGCGCCACCGACGCCGGCTTCGGCACCGTGCGCGGCGGCAACGACTTCAGGGGGTTTTAATGGCCCAATACGTGCGGCTAAAAAACGGTTTAGTGGTCCCGGATACGCTCGCGTTCGCCGATCCGAAGGCGCGCCCCGAGATGCGCGAGATCGCGACCACGCGCGACGGGCGCGACATCACGCGCGGCTTCATCGACATGATGATGCTGCTCGCGCCGCAGGACTCGGTGCTGCGCCTGCGCGGGCAGGGCAACTTTGAGATCTACCGCGAGGTGCTGCGCGACGACCAGGTCAAAGCCGTGTTCGATCAGCGCCGCCTGGCGGTGGTGTCGCGCGAGTGGGAGGTCGAGCCGGGGGGCACGATGCGCGCGGACAAGAAGGCGGCGGATTTTTTGAAGGAGCAGCTCAAGCACATCAAATGGGACAACGCCACCGACAAGATGCTCTATGGCGTCTTCTACGGCTACGCTGTATCGGAGCTGCTTTTCGCGCGCGACGGGAGCAACGTCGTCATCGACGAGCTGCGCGTGCGCGATCGGCGGCGCTTCGGCTATGACGGCGAGATGCAATTGCGGCTGCTGACGAGCACGAACCCGAATCCCGGCGAGGAGCTGCCGCCGCGCAAGTTCTGGCATTTCCAGACCGGCGCGGATCACGACGACGAGCCCTATGGTCTAGGGCTCGCGCACTGGCTCTATTGGCCCACACTCTTCAAGCGCGGCGGCATCAAGTTCTGGCTGATTTTCCTCGAGAAGTTCGGCGCGCCCACGGCGAAGGGCACTTACCCGAGCAACGCGACCCCCGAGGAAAAGTCGCGCCTGCTCGCGGCGCTCGAGGCGATCACGACCGACGCCGGCGTGATTATGCCCGAAGGCATGGTGATCGAGCTGCTCGAGGCGGCGCGCTCGGGCCACGTCGATTACCTGGCGCTGCACAACGCCATGAACGCGGCGATCACGAAGGTCACGCTTGGCCAGACACTCACCACGGAAGCTTCGGGCGGGCAGTACAAGGCCGACGTGCAGATGGACGTGCGGCAGGATTTGGTGAAGGCGGATGCGGATCTCGTGTGCGAGTCCTTCAACCGCGGGCCGGTCGAGTGGCTCACCGCGTGGAATTTCCCCGGCGCGCAGCCGCCGCGCGTGTTCCGGCGCATCGACGACGAGCCGGACCTGCAACCGCAGGCCGAGCGCGACAAGGTGATCCACGATATGGGATTCCGCCCGTCGCTCAAATACATCAATGACACCTACGGCGGCGAATGGGAGGAGCGCGACACCAGCAACGACGTCGACCCCCTCGGCGGTTTCGGCCGCCAGCCGCCCGAGTTCGCGGCCGGCAATCCGGACGACACGCCAGAGGCGCAAGCCGATCTCCTCGAGCGCGAAGCGCAGCCGGCGCTCGATGGGATGATCGATCAGATCCGCGGCGCGGTGAACGCGGCGGAGAGCCTCGACGATCTGCGCGATCGCCTCGCGGCGCTCGATCTGGACCCCGCGCAATTTTCGGAGGTCATGCAGCGTGCGCTCGCGGTCGCCGTCCTCGCCGGCCGGTTCGAGGTGATGGAGCGGCTGCGGTGAGCGCGCGATCGAATGCGATCGCATCTGATCAGATCTGATCGATGGCCGCGCGCTACGCCTCGCTCCCTTTCGCCGAGCAGATCCGCTTCTTCCGCCGGAAGCTGAATCTCGGCACGCGCGCGTGGACCGACATCTGGCAGGCGCAGCACGATCACGCGTTCGTGGTCGCCGGCGCGATGAAAGACGATCTGCTCAAGGATCTGCGCGAGGCGGTCGACCGCGTGATCAGCGAGGGCATCACGCTCCAGCAATTCAAGAAAGATTTTTTGTCGGTGGTCTCGAAGAACGGCTGGAGCGGCTGGACCGGCGAGGAGACGCCGGCGGGCCGCGCCTGGCGCGCGCGCACGATCTACGACACGAACCTGCGCACGAGCTACGCGGCCGGGCGCTATGAGCAGATGCAGGCGATCAAGTCGCGCCGGCCGTATTGGCGCTATCGACACAACGACTCGGTCGTGACGCCGCGGCCGGAGCATCTCGCCTGGGATGGCCTGGTGCTGCCGGCGGACGATCCCTGGTGGCGCACGCACTTCCCGCCGAACGGCTGGGGCTGCAAGTGCTACGTCGAGACGTTGAGCGAGAGCGATCTCGCGCGGCTCGATCAGGACGGTCCCGACCAGGCGCCGCCGATCGAATGGGAGGAAGCCACCGTCGGCACGCGCGGCCCGACTCGACGCACCGTGCGCACGCCGAAGGGCATCGATCCGGGTTTCGGTTACACGCCAGGCGAAGCGCAACGGCAGGCGCGGAGCGAGATCGCGTAAATGGCGGGCGCGCGCGTCGTCATCGATGACCGTGAAGTGATCGAGGCGCTCAAACGCTTCGAGCGCGCGAGCGGCGATCTTCACCCGATGCTTGCCGACATTGGCGAGGCGCTGCTCATCTCTCACCGCGCGCGCTTCGACGCGCAGGTCGATCCCGAGGGCAATCCGTGGGCGCCGCTCTCCGAAGAGTACGCCGCGCGCAAGGCGCGCAACGCCGACAAGATCCTGATCCTCGACTCGTACCTCAAGGACTTGCTTCGCTACCAGGTCACGCCGAGCGCGATGGCGCTCGAGCTCGGCACCGACCGGATCTACGGCGCCACTCACCAGTTCGGCGACGAGGAGCGCGGCATCCCGGCGCGGCCGTACCTGGGGCTGTCCGACGCCGATCGGTCGGAGGTCCTGCGGATCGTTACCGAGTATCTCGGCGACCCGTTACGGCCCAAGTAGCAGCGGCGGCCTTACGGATCCTCTGATGTGGGCTTTTCGTCGTTCGCTATGGTTCGCAATTCCTCTAGGAGCGCGGTTTGCGGCGACCCGATAGGAGATCGCACACCGTGGACTTTTCGCAGCCTGAGAGCCGCCCGATTTCCGCGAGCGATATACCGGACTCTTTGAGCAGATAGTGGCTTCAGGCCGTTCGCAATCGTTCGCGTTGTCATCCCAGGCGCGGTTTGCGGCGACCCGAGAGGAAGTCGCACACCGTCGATTTCCGGCAGCCGTGGCGGCTTGCAATCGCTCCCAGCGATACCATGCCATCCTTGAGCTGGTGCATGCGCTCCACATCCTGCGGGGAGAATCGCGACAGGCGCCGCGCCGCCGGACCGCGGGCGCCGTTGCGCCGCGGCGGCTGGCCGGCGGCGATCTCTATGAGGCGCGGCCGGTACCGCGTAAGTCTCGCACGGGCCTCGTCCTGGCGCGGACGCAGCGTGACGAGCAACCAGGATAGGTAGGGCACCGGGATCGCCACCTGGTGCGCGCCGGCGCGCTCGATCCAGAGAGCCTCTATATAGGGATGCCGCCGGATGCGGCGGAGCTGCGCGGCGACGGGCACGCCGAGCAGCCGGCAGATCGGCTCGACGAGGACGTAGCGCCGCCCACTGGATTCGGCCAGCCAAGACGTGACTCGTGCTGTTAAGCGCACCCGGCCCACGGAATCACGTTGACTCCAAACCTCGACCACGCGAGCCCTTGGGGATGCAGAGCCGAGTACACGGTCAGCCTCAGCGCCTGCACGCCATTGACTAACGCCAGATCCGGATGCAGGCCCAGGGTCAGGGTGACTTCGCTGCCGTCAAGGGCTATGTAGGCGTCGTCGGCGGGAACGTCGGTGTCCACGCAGACGTCGCCGACGTGCGCGACGACGCGGGTAACGCCTTGTGGGGCTATGCCGTCTTGCAGCAGCTCCAAGACGATCGAGTTGTTTCTTCCGATGTATATGGTTTCGCTCATTGGCGGATCACCTTGATGGTGTGGGTAGGAGTTTTACTTATAGAGCCCAGACTCGGAGTTTTGCTCATGGCCCGCAACTTCGGCGTTTTGCGTCGGACCGACGTAATATATCCGGGAATCCACGGGACAGCGGGTATCGCCGCAAGTCCCGATAACGACGCGCCCGCGGAGATCAAAGCGCCCGACGCGATCAGCACGCGCTGCGCGACTCCGCTGATTTGCGCGGCTTGGGCGGCGAGCGCGCCGGACGAAAGAAGGACATCGCCGACCGTCGCCAGTCCATTGATGGCCGAATCGTCCGCTGCCAGATTCCCGCTTGCTGTGATTTGCCGTTCCGCGGAGCCGGCGATATCGGCCGCTTCGGCCGCCAAAGCTCCCGCGGTGGTGATTTCTGAGCCGACGGCCGCCGCGCCGCTGATTCCGGCATCCTGGGCCGCGAGCGCGCCGGCGCTGACAATTTCCCGTTCGGCAATGCCGTCGATGCCGGCCGCTTCGGCGCTGAGTGAACCGCTGGATGTTTCTTCGCGTTCGGCCATGCCGCTGATGGCGGAATTCTGCGCCTCCAGAGACCCGGAGGATGTGACTTCCGGAGATCCCGCGGTATACGTTCCAGTCAGCTCGGCCGCGAACACCCGCTCCTCGAGCGCGTCGCCGCCCTTCGATTTGGTGATCTGAAAAAGGATTTCGACAATCGCCCCGTCCCAGTCCTCCTTAGTTGCAGCGGTATCTACGAACTCGAACGCAACAACCAAGGAATTGGTCGGCGCAGAAGTTGTAATTGAAGACGTAACCGGCTGGTTACCTGTTAGAAGCGTTATTAAGTCAGATTTAAGGACTTGGGCACGTAGATCTGTCCAGGCATTGACCTGCGTTCCACTCTGCCACGCATAGCGCAGTTGCACAGACAGTGTGTCCATGCTAACGAAGTCCGCCGGCATATTCGCCAGCGCAAAACGCGCGCCGCCGGTGTGCGTGGTGTTGGCGGTGTCGTGGACGTTTTTGTTATCGTCTACATCAGCGATCAGCTGCAGCACCGGCTCCGTCCCGGTGATCGCTGTGTCGTTTACGTTTGTAAACGTCCCGAGCGCCAGCTTCGGAAGATCAGCCACCGGTCACCCCGCACGACGGACACGTCACACCAGGCGCGGGCCAGTCGCCGCAGTCCTGCCCGCGCAACGGACCGTTATCCCAATGAGGTTGCACGAAGATGAGATACCCAGGATCGCGATGCACCGCGTCCCACGAACCCAGCTCGCGCCGCAGCCCGCAGACCCAATGCCTACCGGGGATGGTGTCGGTTTCGAGGAAGCGGCAGGGGCTGCTGCCTATCCAGCAGCAATGGTCCCGGTTGTTGCCGGTGCAGAGGCCCACTTCACGGCGGCGCGGTATAGGTCAACGACGAACAGGAAACCGTGTCTCCCGCACCGACCGATACGCTCGACATTTCGATATCGCCGCCGCCGCCGGTGCCGGTGACCGAGCATTCGATCTTCTTGGTGGCCGCCGCGTTTTCGAGTGTGGCCTTGGCGACGGTTCCCCCGGTCGCGTTCGTATCGCTGGTAATGGCGCCTGCAGTCGCTACGCCCGCCGCAGCGGCGCCGAAGGCGGGGTTGGAGAGCGGCAGCGTCGCGACTTCCACGTCCCCCGAGGTGCGAAACACCAGGTTTCCCGGCGGCACGCCTTCGTCGAGTTGATCGACGACAAAATCCGCAACCCCGTTTCGAACCGCTGCTGGATGTGTGACCGCCATTATGTGCGCACCTTTTTCTCTCCGAGCCATCGCTGCACCTTGGCGTGCAGCTGCTCATTGCCGTCGCGCACGGAGTAGCGCATACCCTTGACGTAGTGGCTCTTGATGACCCGCTCGCCGGCCGCGCCTTCCTCGATGTCCGCGAAGTCCTCGCGCGCCTCGAACGTGTAGAGCACTTTGCCTTTCGGCCGCAACGCCGTGATCTTTGCCATGCCGTTATCCTGGTTTCCCGGTTAGCGACGGGCAGGATACGGCTCTGCGGCGCGCGGGTCTGGTGAAACCCTACGGGAAATTGAGCCACCGGCCCTCCCAATTTCCCGTAACCCTTCACCAGACAGCGCGCCCGCGAGCGGCTATCGTGCGTCCCGCATGTGTTTGCGAGACGCCCTTTGACCAAAGCCATCGAGCTGTTCAAGCCCGGCCGCCACATCACGATGTCGGGCGAGGTGATCACGTTTAGCGATTCGGATCTGCGCGCCACCGCCGAGGCGTACGATCCCGCCGTCTACGAGGCCCCGCTCGTAATCGGGCATCCCAAGCTGGACGATCCCGCGTACGGCTGGGCCAAGTCGCTGGCGTTCGCCGACTCGGTGCTGCGCGCCGAGCCGGCGCAAGTCGAACCCGCGTTCGAGAAATTGGTCAACGCGGGCCGCTTCAAGCGCATATCCCCGTCTTTTTTCAAACCCCACGCCGCGTCCAACCCCAAGCCCGGCGTCTATTATCTGCGCCACATCGGTTTTCTTGGCGCCAAGGCGCCCTCCGTTGCGGGGCTCAAGCCCGTGCAATTTTCAGACGACGCCGAGGGCGTGATCGAATTCGCCGATGGCGCCGACTTCAACGTCCTGATGCGTTTGTTCCGTTCGTTGCGCGAGTTGGTGATCAGCAAGTTCGGCGCGGAGGAAGCCGACCGCGCCGTGCCCGAATGGATGATCGAATCCGTCCGCGCCCAAAAGTCCCTGAGCTACGCCGAACCGTCAACCACCGCCATCGACAAGGAGCACACCATGACGTCCGAAGAGATCGCCGCCGAAAAAGCGAAACTGAAAAAGCAAGAGGAAGACCTCGCTAAGCGCAACGCCGATTTCGCCGCGCGCGAGGAGAAGATCAAAACGAGCGAGGCGCAGGCACGGCGCAACGGCGTCGTCTCCTTCGTCGAGGGCCTGGTCAAAGAAGGGCGGCTGCTGCCGCGCGACCAGGCGCCGCTGGTCGAGTTCATGGCCGGGCTCGACGAGGAGACGGTGATCGAGTTCGCCGACGGCTCGGACAAAAAGAAAGAACCCGGCGGTAAGTGGCTGCGCGGATTCCTCTCGCGGTTGCCGCAACAGGTCGATTATCACGAGCGGGCCAGGGCCGAGGGCGACGACCGCGCGAGCGCGGCGGTCAGTTTCGCCGCGCCGAGCGGCTACGCGGTCGATCCCAAGCGGCTCGATCTGCACAACAAGGCGCGCGCGTACCAGCACGCGCACCCCAACACCACCTACGACGCCGCGATCGCCGCGGTTTCCAACTGATCGACCTCACTGACAGGAGAACACCGCATGGGCAAGCAGAGCATCCCGATTTTAGCCCTGACGCGCAAGGCCACCGGCACGATCGCGCAGCACCGCTTCGTCACTCCGGCCGGAGCGCAGGCAGGCGCGGACGTCAACGCCCTGGGCGTATCGACGACCGCCGCCGAATCCGGCGATGATCTATCGCTCGATGCGCTCGGCACGACGGTCGTTGAGGCGGGCGCCGCGATCGCCGATGGCGCGACGCTGAAATCAGACGCCACGGGCCGCGCCATTACCTGGGTGACCGCGGGCGCCAAGCTCGCGATCGCGCTGGAGGCGGCCGGCGCCGCGGGCGAGTTCATCGAAGTTCTGTTCATCCCCAACGCCGTATAACGCGCGTAATTTTCGACAACACATTTCCAAGGAGACACCGATGGCCATCCTAAAATACCTCTTTGTCGCGTCGCTGTTGGCGCTGGCGACTCTCGCCGTTCTGGACCCGTCGGCCATCCCGGCCGACCCCTCGTTGTGGGCCGCGCCGCTCATCGGTCTGCAGATGACGCCGGGCCAGGCACGCGTAATCGATCCGATCCTCTCCGAGATCGCGCGCGGCTACAAAAACGCCGACATGGTCGGCGGCGAGCTCTTCCCGGACGTGCCGGTCGATCAACGCGGGGGGCAAATCATCGAGTTCTCGCGCGAGGATTTCCGGCTGTACGCCACCGGGCGGGCGCCGGGCTCCAACACCAAGCGCGTGCAATACGGCTACCTCGGCAAGCTGTTCGCGCTCAAGCAGCACGCGCTCGAGGGCGTCGTGCCGTTCGAGCTGATGCAGGAGGCGAACGCGGTGCCGGGCATCGACCTCGGGCGCGTGGCGGTGAACAAGACGCAGAACATTATTTTCCTCTCGCACGAGAAGCAGGCCTCGGATCGCGCGCTTGATGAGGCGAACTACGCCGCGACAAACAAGGTGACGCTCGCCGGCACCGACCAGTGGAGCGATTTCGTCAACTCCGATCCATCGGGCGACATCGAAGACGGCAAGGAGGCCATACGCAGTCAGATCGGGCGCCGGCCGACGACCGCGGTGATCGGCGCCGCGGTGTTCGCGAAACTGGGCCAACACCCGAAAATCCTCGACCGCATCAAGTACACCAGCCGCGACGTGGTCACCACCGAGCTGCTCGCGGCGCTCTGGGGGCTGAAGCGCGTGCGCGTGGGCGATGCCGTGTTTATGAACGACGCCGGCGCGCTGGTGGACGTGTGGGGCAAGAAAGTCGTCCTCGCGTTCACCGAGACCGGACCGCTGCGCGACATGGGACTGCCGTCCTACGGCTACACCTACCGCCTGCGCGCGCACCCGATCGTCGAGGTGCCGTACCAGGACCGCAACGCCAAAAGTTGGGTGTACCCGGTCACCGATGAGCTCGATCCTCAGATCGCCGGCGCCGACGCGGGCTACCTGATCAGCGCCGCGGTCGCCTGATAACGGCCGGCGAGCGCACCTAACCCACAGGCCGCGAAAGGCAACGTGGAATAAGGCTGACGGCCGCGCGGATGCGGCCCGACGCCCCAAATTCCAGGAGAGCGACATGGACTACAAGGTCAAAACCCCCATCAAATACGACGGCAAGCGCCGCGAGATCGACGAGGTCGTCGAGATCGAGGCGCGGCACGCGAAGCCCCTGCGCAAGAGCGGCGCGATCGCGGCTGTAAAGCAGTCCGATCGCGACGACGAGGAGCGCAAGCGGCGCGAAGCGCACGAGAACCGCCAGCTCCTCGATCTGCTCGATCAGACGATCACGACGATCACCGAGGTCATCAAGCAGCGCGATGACCAGGGCAACCCCGTGCTCTCCGTGGAGCACTTGAAGGCGCTGCGCCAGGCGGAGCAGAACGGCAAGACCCGCACCGGGGTGATCGCCGCGGTCGACGCGGAGATCGAGGCGCGCCTGGCGCCATGAAGCCCGCCGTCCGCCGCATCGTCATGTTCCGCTTGGGCCAGCAAGAGGCTCCGGTCAACGGCTCGCGCGAGCATCCCGCGATCATCACCGCCGTGCACTCGGATCAATGCGTCAACCTCACGGTGTTCTTCGATGCTCAGCAGCCGGAGCCGCGCACGTCCGTGCTGCACGCCGACACCGCTGTACCTGGCGCGATGTGCTGGTATTCGCCGCCCGCCGTGTGATCGATGCTCTACGCCACCAAGCAGAACATGATCGACCGCTTCGCCGAGCAGGAACTGATCCAGCTCACGGACCGCGCCAACCCGCCCGCCGGCGCGATCGACGATACCGTGCTCAACAAGGCGCTCGCCGACGCCGACGCGACCATCAACGACCACCTGCAGGGGCGCTACGCGCTGCCGCTTTCGGTCGTCCCCCTATCGCTCGAGCGCATGGCGTGCGAGCTCGCGCGCTACTACCTCTACGACGATCACCCCACCGACACGGTCCGCACGAAGTACGAGGACGCGATCAAGTTCCTCGAAGCGGTGTCCAAGGGCGTCATCAAGCTCGGCGTCGATGCGCAGGATCAATCGGCTCCGGTAGTCGGCACGCCGCAGACGGCCGCGCCGGAGCGACAATTCAACCAAGAGACACTCAAAGACTTCTAAGGAGCAAGCATGGAGCGTGGGACGGTTAAGTGGTTCGACGACGTCAAAGGCTACGGCTTCATCAGGCCCGACGGCGGCGGGAAGGACGTATTCGTGCACTATAGCGCCATCGAGGGCAGCGGGCACCGCACGCTCGCCGACGGCGCGCGCGTGGAGTTCGACACCGAGCCGGGTAAGCGTGGCTTGCAGGCGACCCACGTTCGAGTGGTGACGTGACCGCGGGGGCAAATGTAATCGCTGTCGTGGAGGACGCGATCGTCGCGCGCGCGCAGGCGGCGCTTGGCGTGCCCGCCGAACCGAAGGTGCGAGTGATCGAAACGCTGCCCGGACAGTGGACACTCGAAGCGCTGCGCCGGGCGCTGCAGACGGCGCCGGGCGTGTACGTCGGGTTCCTCGGCGGCGCGGCCGGCGCCGACGGCAGCTACATCAACGCGCGCTTCGGCGTGTACGTCGTCGCCAAGGGCGCGATCGAGCGCGCTCGCCGGCGCGGCACTCAGGTCCAGATCGGCGCCTACGAAATAATCGCGCTGCTCGCGCGCGCGCTAGATCGGTTGGAGGTCGCCGGCGTCGGCGAAGCCAAAGTGACCTCGGTCGACAATTTGTTTCGCGAGGCGCTGTTCGAGGCCGGCGGCAGCGTCTACGGGCTGACGCTGGAGCTGGCGAACATGCCGTGGCC